CAGAACTTGAACCATATAATGGTATTGAGATTCTTGGCCATGATCCAAATTTGGTGCGGTATCGTTCTCGTGTGAGGAAATCCTTATTAAGTGATTCCCTTGCAGCAGAGGGCATACCCAACCATTACTCTGGCCCGGATATGAGTGCACCCTGGAAACACCACAACAAGAACCTTCTAAAGATTGCAGAAGGGGCCTATGAGGTCCCGCCTGAAGCTTTGGAATGGGCCTATCAAGATTATCTGAATAATTTACTTACAGAACTTCAGCTTTATAAGGAAGACTATGAGTATTTGTGTCCGAAATTGACAGATTATGAGATGATCAACGGCAGAGCCAATTCACTGTATATGAAATCTGTGAACATGAAGACTGCCATAGGGCCCGTGGAAACTGGAAGTGGGAGAAAGATTGACAGTTCTTTATTTGTCGAACTTGATCCCCTTTCCGATGGCACGAAGGTTTTCGAACTCGCTCCCGAATCGAAGAAATATATCGATTTGATGCTGGATTATTTCTCCAAAGGAATTAAATTCGGCGTGTGGAGTAGGTCGTGCTTAAAAGATGAAGTTGTGGATGAGAACAGTGAAAAAGTTCGTATCTTTTACATCATTGATTGTATGTTCGCTCTCTTAGTTCGTAAATATTATCTTCCAGTTGCTGAATTTCTGTCCAACCACCCGTTGAACAGTGAATGTGCAGTTGGGGTTAATTGTGCGAGCCCTGAGTGGGATGCGATGATGACACATGTTAGTGAGTTAGCTACTGATAAGCGCTTAACTGATATGGATTATTCATCGTATGATCTCAAGCGTCCCCAAGATGTAACAATCGCGTCCATGAATATTTTCCGTTCAGTAGCCCAACATTTGGGATATTCTGATGAGGATTTGAAAATCATGGATGGAATTGCAGACGAACTTCGCCATCCTGTAGTGAATTGGAATGGCACTATTATCTCTTGTTTCTTTTGGACTTCGGGAAATGCAATGACCGTTTACGGAAATTCCATCGAAAACTCTTTACACAATCGAATATCGTTTTATGTTAATGGAGTGGAAAAGCTCGGTAAGGAGAAATTCCTGGAGCTTGGTCCATTCTGTGACAATGAGCGTATTATCACTTACGGTGATGATTGTGTGAGTGGTAGTAAGCCTGAAGTGCGTGATTTATGCAACTTTTCAGCTAAGAAGAAATACTTCGATAGTATTGGTATGAAAATTACTGATGCAGCTAAATCGGACTTTCCTGCGGACGATGTTCCAGCAGCGAGTATTGACTTCCTGAAGAGGAAAAGTGTTTATCACGAAGCCTTGGGAACCACCGTAGGAGCACTACTTAAAGATTCCATCTATAAGATGGGACATATGGTTAGTGGAAAGGGCGAGCTCGAAGAGCTTGCCTTGAATTCGGTGATTACTATGCTACTCGAGAGTTTTCTCCATGGACCTGAGTTTTATGAAGAGATTCGAGGAATGCTGAAGAGAATATGTGAAC